GAATTACTATTCGCAGCATTACTGCCAAATGCATTAACATTACTACCAGTATTGTAATATGCAGCAACATAACCAGAGGCATTAACATCGCTACCAAAATTACTACTCGCAGCATTACTGCCAAATGCATTAACATTACTACCAGTATTGCCATATGCAGCATTATTGCCAAATGCATTAACATTGCCAGCAGTATTACTACCCGCAGCATTACTGCCAATAGCATTAACATAGTTACCTGTATTGTATACTGCAGCGCCAGTGCCAATGGCATATACATATAGTCGTTTTATCCCTGAACTGTCATTAAATAATCTGCCTATTCCTATAGAATTGGCATTAAATGTAGAATAACAATAAGTTTCTAACAATGTATTTTGCCTGTTCGCATTATCAATTATAACCTTCTTATACCCGCTTCCCAATTCCGTCATAAGTGCCTTTCCTGCAAGCACACCGTTGAAATATAACACACTATCTTTTGGCGTCGAAGCATATAACTGTAATCCTCCTTTCCCATTGAATTGGCCTTTCACCGCCGTTTGTCCGTTATATTTCACCGCACCAACCGATGAGCTGCCAGCCGTGACAAGGCTTACAGAATACAAGCTATCCGCTGCCTTCCTCGTCAGAACATTTGTTCTTGTTATAGTGTCGGAAAGTTTAAGGTACAGCAAATCGTTATCTTTTTTTACCGTATACATACTATCATTTGCCACTGAATTTCTGTATGCCATGCCGTTATTTGTGTTGATAATCAACGGTTTCAGCGTCTTTGCTGAGTTTGTGAACTGAATAGCTGTTGTGTTGTCTACTCTCGGCCGAATAGTTAGCGTCGATGTCCTGCCATCAAACTCATGGTTATAGTTGGTTGTGTCATGTCTTACCCCTCCAAGCCGCAGCACGCCTAACAATCTCCCTCTTCCGTTAACTTCCAATTCATGTTCGTTCGCATTTGCACTTAACGAATTCCCAGCTGCCACAATTATTTTACCTTGCAAAATCAAACTACCAACAGGTGGATAATTTGATGTGGTCATTCCAATAAGATAAGCAAGTCTATCAACACCAGTAGAATTAATATATTGGCCAAAAAATATTCCATTAGGAGAAGTTGTGTTTGTAAATGTATTAGCGATTTCTACCGAAGCAGTACCAAATCTATTAGCGAGAATAGCCATACCAATATTACTGGGACTCGAATTTCCTACTGCAGGAATTGAAGTAAAGTTACTTAGTCCTGTTATGACAAGGTTGTTAACACCATTCGTAGTTACTACTTTCATTATATTACTGCCTTGAATACTGTCAGCCGTTGCAAACAACGCTACCTGCCCAGCTGCGCCAGTGCCTTTTATTCTGTTGGCTGTTTTCGCAAGATAAAGGCTGTCGGTAGCTTTCCTTGTCATTAATTTCGTCCGTGCTATTGTGTCCTTCTTTACAAGATAAAGACTGTCAGTGGCATTCCTCGTCATTATCTTCGTTCGGGTAATCGTGTCTGATGCCCTTACACCAATATTTTGTAGTGTTCGTGTGCTTAACCACTTACCAGCTATGCTTCCTGACTTCTTTAAATAAATACTATCTACCACAGGCGTACTCATACTTTGAGAAAACACCATACCACCCTGTGATAACATTACAACTATAGAAAATAATGCTGCTATCTTTTTCATACGTATATCCCTTTTAAATAAATAACATATATATCTACCAACCCACTGTTTACCGTTACTGTTACAGAAAAACTATTTTTTTTGTTTTTATTGACAACAAATTCGTTTATCTCATTTACATCAAACGTCATAGTTTCAGGGTCATCATCGCTAAAACTTATAGTGTAATTGCTCGTTCCAGCGCTTTTATTTACTACAATTACACTTTCAAGTCTCGAACCAGCCTCTATATTTATCGTAGTACTCGTATTTATTCCTGCCCTTGTGACTATTGTAGGGATAAACAGTAAACTGTCAGAAGTAATATTTACTTCTTTACCTAAATTATTGGCCTTAAACAAAATACTATCTACTACCGCACGCCTCATAATACAGTACCAGTCCTATAATACGGAGAAATTCTCCTAAAGCTCAATAACCTTAAATCCTGAAGCAATGCCTGATATTTTGCTTCCTCAGCCTGATAATCATTCACAAGCCCTACAATCTTATACCACTCTTTTAACGTATAGCTAACATATATCTGATATATCTTGTCGTCCATTATTGAAGCTGCGTTACTATCAAAATTCTTAACATTATAAATTATTACTGTAATTTTATTTTTTGTATCCACAAACTCGCTCAATGCACTCCAATAAGTACTTCCATCTACAGGCGTATGCCCAGTGTTATTATTAGCAAGGCTAATCCAAAAACTACCATTATACAACACAACATCGTCTATAGCATATGTCTGCGCTGCAACATATGGTGGAATGGTTGATTCTCTGCTTTGCCTTTCCCATTTTGTTGCATCTGTAGGTGCAGCCGTATTACTTGCAACCAAAGATACATAATTAAACCCATCCGTGTAACTTACATATGCCCCCAAAGGATAAGTGCCCGATACCCATGCAGGAGCAAGATAACCCTGATCGAAAATTAATGTCTTGCGTATATCCCTCGATATATACCCAAGCATCCTATGCACATCCTCACCAGCAGCCTTAATGAATTGCTTCCAGATATTGTATTCTTCATCGGTCAACGCAAGCCTATCAAATATACTTATGTCATTATTTGTCGAAATGAACTTGCTCTTATATGAAGAATATTCCTTTACCTTATCGAAAATCTTTTCGATGTCATGCTGAAAGATGTAATAACCAGACTTGTTGGCCTCAATGTCACTGTTCCCTGAATTAACCAAGTCCTGTATTAATGTTACTATATCTTTGTTACTGAGTTTTATTATGTCTGCCATTTCCTTAAAGTTTTAGTTAAACAAATTTATGCTTATTCATTATGTATTAACACCATTTAAACTATTGATTTAAAGCGTTAATTAATCCTTTTATTTCTTCGTTTAGAACCGCAACAATATTTTGTTTGTTTATTATCGTAGCAACCTTTACTGCAGCTATCGAAACAAGTACAGGTATCAATAAATCACTTATGCTTTCAGGGGATTGTTTATTTACATAAAACAACTCGAAACCAGTTAAATTTACATTCGTCTTTTCTACAGAATAGCACTCGAAATATTTTGATTTATCATTCTTCACTAACACGACAACAGGTTTATCATATTTTGCCCTCAAATAGATGTTCTTTTGCAGAACAGCCATGTAGTCGTTTTGGTTGTAAAAATTCGTGACTGGCCTTTTCCAACATGGAAACATGATATATGATAATCTTACATAGTCTTTTGGAAGTATTACTGTAGCAACATTATCATCGCTTATTTTTATGTTGTACTCTGTATTATCATCTACATATGGTTTCGGAGCTAATTTTTCTACATTTAAATGATGAATAGGTGCAAGAAGTAACAATGTTTCAGTTGCCTCATCTAAAATATCATTTATCATTATATCCAAAGGTTTAGCTAATGCTGAAGTATCAATTACCTCAAGCTCTTCACCCAATGGAATAACTTCATTCAACTTTATATTTACCTTACTTATTATTGCTTTCCTATCCATATCAAATAGGTTTATAGTATATTTTTACTTTGACACTACCTCCACTTAAGTTAAAACTAATAATCGTATTACTTCCTACTGGTTCGTACACATCAATAAATTCTTTCCCTGTAACTACCATTGCAGGCCTAATAGTAAAATTAGGCAACGTTATACTTAAATTTGGACTTCCTGAATAATATTCTACAGTTATATACATTAGAATATTGTTTGCTGCTATAGTAAAGTTTGTGTTTGTTGAAATTATTCCTAAATTCACATAAGTTAACCCACTTAAATTATTTATTGAAGTCTCTAAATTATTTATTTTTTGGTCGAGCATTGTGGTCGCATCCCAATATACATTACTTGCGTAAATTGGGGTCGAACCACCTCCATTTTCAAAATAAATGAAAGGATTTAAAGAAACAACAATTTCCGTCCCTTTCGAATCAGTCGAAACACTATTCTCCCCTAACAGAGTTATTACTATATTCGTATCGTTAATATTTACACCGCCTACAGCCATTATGAAATTATAATTTTGTTAGTTATGTCTCTTGTTGGAATTATCCCTTCTGAGTTCCTATAGTCATATCCTTCTACTTTTACATTCTGAAAAAATCCAGCACTATCCCCATAGATATAAATCTGTTCAGTAATATCATTTGGTAAAAGCATATAACCCTGACTATCTGAAGATAGGCGTTCACCAAAATTATATTGGTCAATTTTGTTTGCATCAAGATATAATTTGAACGTACCATTATTAGTTCCTTGAGTATAGGTCATTTGACTTCCATTATCATATACAATGAAATATCCACTACAGTTTTCATCAGGGGGTGTACCTATTACACTCATATATCCCAATAAAGCTGTGCTACCTATCCTGTTGTCATATACATTACAAAGTACTGTCTCTGACGAATAGTTAATATAACTATAACTTTTAATAAATATTCTATTTGAATCACTATTCAAATCTTCTTGTGAAGCATAGAATCGAATTTCTTTGCTTCCCCCTTGTTGCGTAAATACTTTCCAATAAATCTTAAACTTATATTTTCTTGAAAAGGATATTTTTAAAGCAATATTGTTTTTGCCGATAAATGTTACTCTGTCCTTTTTCTTATCAAAATCAAATACATCTACAATATTTGATTCAGTCAAATCTTTCCCAATTCTCAATTGGGTTGGATTATTATTTGCCGAAGTGCCCGATAATGCCCAATATAATTTATATTTGAAATCTACATCAATACTACCTGTTAATCCGCTGTATTGACTCGGCAAAATCTTATATTCCCCTTTTTTTGTGATATATTCTGATACTGCAACCTCTTGTTCGAAATCGTCATCTTTATAAAGTTTAAACAAATATCCAAATTCTGTTTCTATAGTTTCCCATCTTAAATACCCCAATGGAGTATTATAAAGAGAAACGTTGTACAGTTCAATAGATTTTATAAAATCTTTATTTACACCTTGTATTGCTGTTATATTTGCTTTTGTCCCTTTTACGAATTTTGCTTCACTATCATTAAGTGAACATACGTCCGCTTTGACAATAATATCTTGGTCGCTATCAGGGAAAGTTGTGTCATTTATCATCAACCTTAATTCAATCTTTAGCGTTCCATTCTTCATTGAAGTTGTATATTGGCTCAATAGCCTTATTATATACAAGTATTCATTTACTACCTCAATACTAAATGGTATAGCATTGTTCCTACCGAATATAAATTTCTCATTCGGGTCAGTATAAAGAATGGCAACTACGTCTCTATACTTAGTATTTAGATTTATGTAGTTGCCATTCTTGTCTCTTTCCTGTATCGATATTACAATATCTTCACCCTTATATCTTATGTCATAAAGCATAACTTATAAATTAGGGAAAACTACTCCGATAGCTTTTGCCTGCGACAAAACTTCTTCTTTGTTCTTTAACAACTTTGGACTTACACCAAGTTCTATTAGCACTTCTTTTGCGTCCTGAACTCTCGTTACATCAGGATATACTTTTTGATTCTCTGTTACTTCCGTTTCTGTTATACTTTCAGTAGAAACATCTTTTTTATCTTCAACAACTTCATATGCCACTTGTTCATCAATAACAGCGGCAAGCCTGAAAATACTGTTAAACAATTTTGATTTTTCCAACGCTTCCTGAATCTTTTGGTCACTTGTGGTAAAGAACGATTTTTTTATAAATGGGATATTAAATCCACCATCGAAAATGATTGTCTTTGTTTCAAACTCTCCTGTATCATTTTTAACATTTACTGTAAACACATGTTTGTTTGTATCAAATGATTCATATACTTTCGTTGCCATAGTTCTTTTATTTTTTTAGGTTATGATAGTTATCTGGGGGCATTTCGCCCCCAGAATCTATCTATGTACTATTAAATGTTAGTCGGGCTAATAATCAAATGACATTCAGGGTTGTCCAACCAAATGGTCGAAACTTCCTGTAAGCTGATTACTCTCGAGTTGCTGATACCTGCGCTGATAAGGTCGTGCTCTTTCTGTTGCATAGGCACAAATTCTGCCTTGTTTACATATTCCATATCAAGCAAGTACCCATATCTACTCTTACCTTTTTCGGTAATGATAGGTGCGTGTGCAACATTAATTACACCATAGTTGGTCTCAAGTTCGGTTACAACAATACCCCATTTTTCTTTAGTTTGCGTTTTCATATAGGTGGTATTGCTGAGCTCGAACTGCATCAATGCTCCAATCAGATCAGCACCCGCAAGTAGCAGTTTCCTGTCAGAACCACTATTACCAATAAATGCAGTTTTTGCAATGTTGATAAACTGGTCGATTGAGATAGTATCAGTGGTAGTTGTACCATAGTAAACTTTGTTGGTAATGAACTTATCGATACCGTTCATAGTATAGCGCTTCCGTCCTGCGAAGTCAATTTCAGCTGCCACACCCCAATACATACAGGTTTCAATTTCAGCACGGATATTATATGCAGCAATCTTAAGCATATCCCTGATATCCCACTGAACTTCTTTAGCCTGCTTTTCCTCAAATACGCTTTCCTGTACAGTCTTAATAAAGTTCTGACAGTAATTTTGTTGTGCTGTTGGGTAATAGCTTGTTGAAGTATCCATCAAGGCTACATCACTCTTAGCATTACCTGCCTTATACAGAATAGTTGTGCTTGTGAAGTTAGGAATAACATAGTTGTTGGCGTTGGTATTAATACCCTTAATACCGTTCAACGGACGAATCTTAATAGCATTCCCATCAACATCTTCTACAAAGAACACAACATCAACCTTAGCAGTAAGTCCTGTAGTTGCAACTACACCAGTCGGACTGACAGACAAGTCACGCATGATAAGCAGTGCTTCCTTTTGCCAAAGGTTTCCATTGTTTACAGCAATCCAGATGGTTTGCAAACCATCACCAGAAGCATAAGTATATTGCTTAACAGCAGTTGCGCTCGTTGTACCCCCTGTAGTCGCACCACTTGCACTCAATCCATCATTACCCATGTAGTTGACAAACTGGTAGTATTTTTTAATCAGAGAAGCTGACTTTTCTACTCTACCACCAGCACCGAAACCACCATTACGAAAAATAGTATCCATAGGATACCTCGAAGGATTAAGCTGAGCAATATCCTTTGATACATCAGGACGATTAAATCCGGGAACTGCAGCATCAACAGTATGCGTATCATTGCTATCACCGGGAATAATTACACCAGCAGCAAATGCTAAAGCAATACCGCTCACAGCAAACAAATGATTTAACAATACTACCCCTAAAGTAAATAATAACGCCTTACTTACTATGGTAGCAATCTTTAACGTTTTCTCTCTCATAATCTTTTAATTTTAATAATTAAACTTTTTTAAGTAACCAGTCTACATATGAAGGTTCTTTAGTCGGTTTTGCCGACTTAGAATTGGCTATATCCGGCAGACCATCAGATATAGTTATATTTTTTTCAGGCACTTCTACTTTGTCCCCCTCTTCAATAGGCGTTGTTTGTTGTTCAGAGACAGTATTTTCACCTAAAGCAATCTTTTTGAAGTTATCTAAATCTTCTTTAGTTATTGCAAATTCCAACGCCCTTACAATGAAATCATCAATAGCATTGAGAATCTTCCCAATATCCTCGTCGGATAAGTTATTTTCTTTCTTATAGCTATCGATGAGTTCATTTACTGCCTTTTTATTAGCCTCAATACGTTGGCCTCTTTCTAATCTCTCTGCCTGTATTTGAGCCCATTTTGATTCATCTATATCACCCTTTAAATCTTCAGGACTTAAATGTTTCAAAACAGCCTCTTTTACAGGCGCACCACTAAAAAGGTCGCTAATAATTGCTGCCACTAACGGGTCACCTGACAAATATTCGCTTAATGCACTTTGCGCCTCACTTACTTTATTCTTATATTCCAAGAGTTCATCAAGAAAGTTGCCTACATAATCATAGATATTTTCATCGTTTATATCGTTATCATTTATTCCTTTTGCATTCTTCAAAATATCTATAATCTTTATCTTACCAGTTACTACAGGTTTCCCCTGAGTATCCTGTTGCACCTGATTGTCTTTTCCTTCTTTCATAACTTTTTTTTTAATAAAATTTATTTAAACATTACTATTATGTTCAGAACAAAATTATTATATTTGCTATGCCTAAAGTGTAAGTTTAACTTATAAAAGATAATTAAATGACTGAAAAATATATACATAAAATACGCAAGTACTATGATATATATGAATACTACTTTAACTGCAAAAAACAATTACCACGAAACGCTTCAGATAGAGATATAATACAGGATATTTCAATAAAATTCTACATAAGTACAATACAAGCAAGGCAAATAATAAATTACGTCCTAAAAAATTATAAGAAAATAAAATCAGAATATGAAAAATATAAAGTATAGGATAAGTGGGGACGAAATACTTAGAGAAAACGCAAGAAGGTTTGAAAAGATTTTTACGGATAATTATAATCCTATCACTGGTTTTGGTTCATTGACAAGTAGAGAAGAAGTTACATTTACTCATTACGGTGAACGTTATACATATTATTTGCCTAAAATTCTTGTTAATGACCCTGTAATTAAAGAAATGTTAGACTGCGGCGACGTTGATAAATACTTATTAAGGAAATTCGGAACAGTTAACGATGAATTGCGTTCAGCTTTCGATGAATATTTTATTAATAAACGTCTTGATGAAGATTTTGAATTTTGGGCTATTACTTGTGTTACAGTACCTGATATTAAGTCTGGTACGGATACTCGTTTTAAGCTTAATAAAACTCAACGAAAAAGGGTACAACTTCTCGAATCATTAAGAACATCAGGCGTGCCAATTAGAATCATTGACGTTAAGTCACGACAACAGGGCGCTTCAACCCTTTACGATATATATGGGGCATGGATACAAATACGTAGAAAGAAAGGTTGGAACATGGCTATCGTTACTGATATTGAACCACAAGCATATAATATCCGTGCTAAATATGATAAACTTCTTTCTCATTATCCAGACTTTGCAGGTAAAATCGAAATGAAACGTTGGAAACAGACAAAACATAAATATATTCCACAACGTGACTGCACTATTCAAATAGCTTCAATGACAAAACCAAATGCACTACGTTCAAATACATTTAAGATTGTGCATTTTTCAGAAGTGGCATTCTATCAAAAAACGCAAAGCAAAACCCCTGAACAACTTATTGCTTCATTGTCAGAAGGCGTAGTAGCAGAACCTGAAACAATGATTATTCTCGAAAGTACAGCAAATGGCGTTGGAAACTATTTCCATAAACAATGGTTGGCAGCAGTCGAAAATAAAAGCGTTTATAAACCTATTTTCGTTGGTTGGCAAGAAGATACAAAAAACTTTATTCCTTTAGATAGTATTACATCTTTCTTAGGCCTTACATCTATTCAGGACTTCTATAATAACTTCTCACCATACGAAGAATATCTATGGGGATTAGGGCTTACTCTCGAACAAATCGCATGGTATAGATTTAGACTGCAAGAAAAAAACAACAATGAATGGCTAATGAAAGAAGAAAACCCAACGACTTGGCAAGAAGCATTCCAGTCCTCAGGTAGAAGGGTTTTCCCACCAGAATATGTCAACCAGCAGAGAAGATACATTAAAGAACCAAAATTTATTGGGGATATTATTGCAAAAAATAATAAAGGTAAGGAAGCTTTTTCTGATATAAAACTTGTATCTAACCCAGAAGGCTGTCTTAAGATTTGGACGTTTCCTCCTGATGAAAACGACAAAGAATATGTTACTGAAAGATATATTGTTTCGGTAGATATTGGCGGTTCTAATCCAAAGGCAGACTATTCAGTTATAACCGTTATTGATAGATATTGGATGCACGAACCTGATGGTATTCCTGAAATAGCTGCACGTTGGCGTGGGCATATTGACCATGATTTACTTGCATGGAAAGCAGCACAAATTTCCAGACTATACAGTAACGCACTACTCGTATTTGAAGTAAACAAACTTCATAGTGATAGAAAGTTTAATGATACGGAAGGCGACCATACCTATACAGTTATAAATGAAATAGCAAACTTCTATGAAAACATTTATATTAGACAATCATTTAATAATGAAGGCGGCGGGAAAACAATAAAATTTGGTTTCTTTACCTCTGAATATACTAAACCAATGATTATAGATTTTTTGTTATCTTTGCTTAGGGATAAAAAATATATTGAACGTGATATACTTGCACTTGATGAATACGAATCTTATGAGTACAAACAGAACTCTATTACATTTGGCGCTGTTGAAGGCGCACACGATGATATTGTAATGTCAAACGCTATTGGCCTTTGGGTAGCATATAACGCTATGGGAATGCCAAAAATTATTAACAAAAAACCACCAACATATGAAAAGATTCTTATCCGTAATCCGTACTACAATCCTCCTGATGCTATTCTTTAATAAGTACAAAAAACTTATCGATACTTATGAAGAATACATCAAGCTGCTAAATGATGAACTAAAAGAAACTGCATTCATTGCATTTAGCATAGGTTGGGAATCTGAAAATATTGAAAAAGGAAAAGAATTAAGGGAAAATATCTCAAATCTTAAGAAAGATTTAAGATTGTAACCCGTTCATTAAACTTTCATTTAATATATCGTTAGCAATTTTATCTTTTTCTTCATCGCTTAGATCTAACTGTTCCTGTTGTGGTTGCTGTATATTTTCCTGTAATTGTTGCTCATCAGGTTGCTGCTGTGGAGCAGGCTGTGGATTAGGTTGTGGAGCTGGTTGTTGCCCAGCCGACTGTTGTGCTGCCTGCTGAGCCATAAGCATTTGTTTTTGCATTTCTGCCTGCTGAGCTTTTTCTTTCTCTATTTCTTTTAGAACCAATTCTGCTTCAGGTAACGTACTTAGCTTAAGGTAAATATCGAACGGTAGTGCTCCAGACTGTACCATATTGAGTAATTTTTCCTCAAGCATAATCTTATATGTAGGTGCTTTCTGGCTCTTATTCCTTACAAGCATGTAATCAATCTTTCTTATTTCATCTTTATTAAACTTAACGTATTTCCCGTTATTCTTTTGTTCTGTAATATAAATGTATTTCGTATCGTCATAGTATTGCAAGATAAGTTTTAATATTTTTTTGTCCCTGCGTTCGAGAAAACTTTCAAACGCATACATATAGTCCATTATATTCAGTGTAGAGTTTGCTGTCTGTTGCGCATATAAAGATGCAGGGGTTGACGAACCTGTGTTCTTCCCTTGCATTGCAGAAAAAACCCCTGATATATCCTGTATAAATTGTATATCCCTTTGTAGCACTTCATATATGCCAATATATGTTGAGTTCTCTGAAATCTGTTTTGGCAACGGAAGATTAGCCTTCATCGGTGAATAATCAAGTAAGATAACTGCGTCCTCCCTTGCCCATTGATTAATAAATTCTTCAGGCGTCATATCTTCAGGTATAAGCTGTTTTGCAGCCATAACAACCCCTTTAGCCGTCCTTGATATAATCATATCCAACATCATCATGTTTCTATTGATGCTCTTCTGTGAAGGAATTAAATCCTCAGTAAAAGATTTAATCTGACCACCTATCAATGGAAACATATATAGTTCAAACGGGTGACTTCTATGTTCGTACGGACTATCCATCTCTTTTAATATGTAACCTTCAGGCGTCATAAACCTGCATACCCATACTGGAGACTTAACTTTTTCATATCTTATAATCGGAATATCATCGATATTCATACCTTTTTTCGTTCCTTCAATAACCCTCTGCTTATTTATGTTATTTATTTCATTTATATTTATGTCATCAACAGTCTCATCATATTCACCTGCTTCATCAAATATCCTATACATCCATCTATATTCTTTTTCCCATACTTCAATTATCCTGACTTTATCTGGGGTATAAGGTAAAAAGAAATCATTGATATTATAGTCATCTAATTTTACATCTTTATATTTTTGATAAAAGAACTTATCATTCACGTTTGTTTTTATAATGCTATCGAGCAAATCCTCTTCTTCTTTGCTGCTTGCAAATGTATTTATTACATCTTCCTTATCCATATCATGCAATACCCCTATAACCTTTAAATCGTCTAATCTTATGTCATTAACATCAAGATTGAAGAATATCCTATCTACGGGTATAAAATCAACATATACATCACTTTCATCAATTGCCTCGATATACTTATATCTTATCCTTTGACAAACAATACCTGCATTAAGAAAATATTCAAGAGAACGTATATCAATATTCTTTAAATCGTTTACCTGATATACATTTTGTATTGCGCTACTGAGTATCATTTCTTTCTCATTGTCCTTTTGCTTTTTAGAAAGAATGATAATGTTGTCATCGTTAGTTATAAACTGTCCAATAATATTCTTTATTATTGAACGAATAATATTTTGTACCTTAGGATAACGGCCTTTAGATTTGATATATTCCTCTTCCGTCATCCATGTGTTTGTTTCAGGAACATATACCCTATCTATCCATTGTTCACCAAGATAGAATTTTATACATCTGTTTATCCTGTCTCTTAATGGCCTTGCAGCATTATATAGAGTGAAATATTCAAAAATCTTTTTTCTTATTTCGCTATTATCCCTGTTAAGCAATTGTTTTAAACTTAACTGCTTTTTCTCAACCCTCTTTTTTACTACATATTTTTTCATAGCTCACTATTTTATAACTTTACTTAGTCTTTTTTCCAAATCATTTATAGACTCTTGCATAAACTCAGGCGAGATATTGTCGATACGTTCATATAGATAGAAGTTGTAATTTAACATCTTTGCTATTTCTTTTCTGAATTCGTCTATCTTATTTATTGCATCGATTAGCATATCTTTGTTAGCAACACTATCATCGAGAAACCCTTCATTATTTGCTTGAAGTATATCCAACAAATTATTTCTCTTTTCATTCAAGTTCAAATATACTTGATATATTTTATTAATTAATGCAAAGTATTCATATTTTTTCTTTGTCATATTTAGTTTTTTACCAATTTCATCGTCATACTCAGGCAATTCTGTGCTTGCTAATCCGTATTCATCTTTTATAACTTTCTCGTTATAAGTATCATCTGCTGCTTTTAGTCTGTCTCTCATTCTATTTATATAGTCGACTGCCTGTAAGAAATTAGCATAATCATAACTATCTTTTGTATTCTTTACAAATGAACGAACAATATATAGGTCTGTTGGGTCAAAAGTATTTAAAGTATCATTTTTCTTTGTTAGTTCATATATACCGTCTGCAAGTGCCAATCCTGCTTGTGCTGCACCACCACCATAGTTGACAATAAAGTACTCTAATAAGTTGGGGTCTATATCAATAACAGGATTTAGGTTTTTGTTTAATGAAGACTTTGGTAAGTCACCTCCAGTTGCATTATGCATAAATTCTGCAAAATCTTTTATTATATCACTTGTTCTATCTTTTCCCAACGCTGATTTTGCATAATATATATCATTCTTTTGTTTTGTAATAAGTTGCTTATTTACAGAAGCTATAACTAAAGGTTTAGCTCCTGTTATTGCTCCTACAGAATATATCAATAACTTATCCACAAAATCATTTTCGTTAGTTGTCCCATAATCAAAGTTTACAGGTGAATATGCTGATACCAAATGCGAAGCCGCTTCAGAAATTGCTTCATCTTGTGTCAAATAACCGTTCATTTTTTCATACGCAATTTTCCCAAGCCCATAGAAAAACGCATATGCTTGTGAAACAGGTAATATAACTGAGTACCCTTTAATCGGAAGAATAAAGTTATTATATCTTAGATAGCTACTTGGCCGTTGGAATATCCTATCTTTTTTATCTTCCTCATCATCATCTCCATCGCTAAATATATCACGTAAATAATCTTCAAGGAATCTATCTATAACACCGAATGATGCATATACTATTGCAGTCATGAAAAAATTTCTAATTATTTTTTTATCTCCAGACCTTAACCATTGATACTGTTGATACATGGCCTGCACCGCAGGATTAAAGAATGCAATATATGACGAAATGACTGTAGTTAGTTCCCCCCTTCTATCAAAATTTACAGTTATTTCCTTTGCTGCATTTATAGCTTCATCTAAAGTTGCACCGTTAGAATAAAGTTCAGCAAATACTCTAAACCTCTGCATCCTTTCAACCTTCTCAGAAATACTTATAATCTTATCTATGAAATTCTTACCATATTTCTTTAATAATTTATCAAAGTGTTTTATTCCAGACGATGTTTGAAGTTCAACAATGTCATATATATCATTAACAATGTCTTCCTGAATATCATCTAATGATAGTAGGTTTGCCCTACCTGTTTGTCCTCCATTTTTAAGGAATAGTTCGAGAAGTGCATTCTTTTCTTCTTTTGTTAAGTCTTTATATCTTTTAGTCAATTCAACCGTTTTACCATTTACAAACTTATATGACTTTGATGTCTGAAAGTCCTTAAATGCGTTTCTACCTTGAAATGGCAAACTGAACGTAGTGTATAATGTTGCAAGTGTCCTTGTTAATGCTGCAAATGCTCTTGTTATCTTATTATCTGCAAACACTACTTTAGAAGCATTTATTGCACTATTAATATCTGGATTTTCAAATACCATGAAGTGCAATTTCTCGTCCTTGAAAAATTGCGTATAGTTTTTAGTATATCCAAGCTTAGCCTCACCATTAAAATAATTAATATACTTGTCCAACAAATCCTCTCGTGAGTCTGCGCTTAACCCTTGTTCAATATTTGCTCCAATTTTATCATAATCTCCGATATAAGTATCATTATTTATAACTAATTTCCCATTGTCATCTACAACTAACCTATATACCTTACCATTGGCAACAATAACATCTTCATTATTATATTTTCCTATTGTCCCGATAAGAACATCTTTGAATCCATATCTTTCAATATAGTCAGCAAGTTTCTTCTTAGCCAAATTCATTTCGCCGAAGTAAACTAAATCAGAATATTTCTTCATCATTGTTGTTAACGGGCTTTTTGGTAAGGACTGCCTCCCTTCCATCTTCTCGTATAACGACTTCAATAAAGATTGATTTACATCTCGTGCAATTGAGAAATACTGTAATGGAACATAATATTTCCAACCATAAACGTTTTTATCCTCATCCTTAAAATATCCATATTCTACGGCTAATTGTTGCGTCTCATTATTAAATTCATCTATACTTTTCCATAATCTGTCAATAGATTCTTTATCTACGTTCTTCTCAAACCCCTTTACAATTTCCTCTGCTTCAGCGGTTGTCATTCCACTAAAGTTAATCTTACTCTTTTTACTCTCATCGATAGGCATATCCAATATCGACTTTATCATTGCTTTTTTACGTTCATTACTTATGCCCGGAATCCGATTTATTGCATCTATAAGCTCTTTTTTATACATAGTTTCATTTCTTTCTATAGCATGCTTTGCAATCATATACAAGTCAATGTCCTTGTATCTTATTTTTTTCATCTTCCTATTAAGCTCTTCTCTTGCTTTCTTAATTATATCATCATATTTAGCCTGAGTTATTGTTCCATCACGTAACTGCCTATTAGCTTTAACAAGAGTTTCTTCATATTCCCTATTCCAGTTGTTTCTATCTATACCATACATCCCTTTATCATAATTCTTAATCAAATCTATAATTGAATTAGTTACATCTTTATATGTAGTTTCTTTAAAAATCTTCATTCTACCATATGCTGCACTACCTGTCTTATATAACAAATTGACAACAGTATTGGCATCCTGAAAGCTCATTCCTGAACTTCTTAGGTAAATTCTCAATGGCAAAAGATAATCGGCAAATTTTCTCAGTACTTTAGTCTCTACCTTTTTATTTTCAGGAAATATTTCATCAACAGTCTTAACTCTCTTTCTTTGACTATAAAGGAAATCCCTTAATGGACTATTGTAATTTGTTGTCTTATTTATATTTTCAATTTTATCTGGGATTTCGACTTCATTCTTAATTTTATCAGTTTTTATTGATGAAGCCCTGTTATTGGATATTGTTACATAAAATTGATTATTATTCATGTATTTTTTCAGCATATCCTTTAGGATATTAAGCTGTTCCCTTGTAGCAAATGAGTATACGTCGATTACAAACTCCGTCCTACCATTTTTATCTTCATTTACACCTTCTGATAACCTTATATATCCTAACTTACCAGTTAGATACTCAAATGCTTTATATTTATCTACCTTACCATCAGTATATATTGCTTCTTTAATTTCAGGAAATTTATCAGCTACACCCTCCAATAATTTTGCTGCTAAATCATTGTGAGCGCCTCTTGGGAATATTGGTTTAACTATAACCTTGCCATCAGGTGTTAAGAAACCAGCCTCATTATAATTCAATTTTTTATAAAAGAAATCATTGGCGTTCATTAGTGCCGACACCTTACCTGAAACAGTTCTGCCTTTCTTAATTGAAATAAGTGAAGCAGCTACTTCATTTATCCTATCAATTATATCCTGTTTCTGTTTTGGATTTACGATATTTCCACGTAAAGAGTGTAACCCAAAATTGATAAGATATTCTGTGAAAATTTCTACATCTTCTTGTGTAAGTTGTACATCACCAAGTGCTTTTCTTATCTTATCAATAAATTGCCTGATATATTCTAAAACTTTATCCCACCATTTTTGTTCAACAGGGGATAGGACAAGTTTATTCTTTACTTTATCTGAAAGAATAGCAATATATTCTTCAGCAAGTGCTTCCTTCGACAAATCTTTATATGCTTCAAATGACGAACCTACTTCATAACCATGTCTTCTATCGTATTCGTCCATTGCGGACTTTATCCCATCTATACCTATTTCATCGTAGATCTTACCAAGAAACTCGTTTTTCTCATATTCATTTTCAAAGAATACCCTCATTCCTCTATGAACAAGCGCCTCATGAACGAATAAAGAGAATGCATCTTCCTTCGTTTCAGGTATCCCATTGAATATTATTATATCGTAGTTCTTGATATAGGCAGAATTTACTACCTTGTCAGGATTACTAAAATCTTCGAGTATTTTTTTAGCAGTTTGGCTATCGACTAATCCTATAAGTTCATCTAATGCATTTGGATCGTTAGGGTCTTCTACAACATGAAATTTTCTAATACCTACTTTGTTCATTACAAATCCTTCAAGGAAGTTATAAAAATCTTCCTTGCTTATGAATTCATTATTTTTTAATTCATCAGGGGCATTTCCTGATATCCTTGCGGAATGTACAATATCTTTCGTTTTGTCTAAATTGGTATCTGTATCTACGTTTTGTTCATCTTTATTTTCATCTTTCTTTTCATATTTATTTTCATCTTTTTTCTCAACCTTTTTACTTGTGTTTTCAAAAAAGTTTTTCGGAACTGAAATACCCTTTTCTTTCTTTACCCTTTCAATATCCTTTGATAATGCTTTTTCTTTCTTTGGTATAGAATAGGTAATATTATCGCTATTTCTTATAAAATAATTATCCTTGTCCTCCCCCAAATATTCATAAGTATTATCCTTATGCGTAAAGAATACTACCTTCGATGGCTTATATATTCCTTCATTTACAGCTTCTACCTGTTGCCAGTTGCTTTCTGGTTCATTGGGTAGTTTAAAACTTTCTTTCTCTTTAGCCTCAAATGTTTTTTCTTCAGGCTGTTGAGTTGTCTGTATATTTTCACCTGCTTGCTGAGTTGTCTGTATATTTTCTGTAGGTTGCTCAGTAGTCTGTTGTCCAGCCTCTTGCTGTTGTATAATAGGTTGCTGTTCATTAACTTCAGGTTGTTGTATATTCTCGGCAGTCACCTGCTCATTAATAACAGGCTGCACCTCATTAATCTGTTCATTTGGTTTTTCTTGTACTTTATCTTGTGTTTGTTCGGTAGGACTTATTGTTTCTGCTACATTGCCCTCTTGTGTGTTTGGCTCTTGTGTTGGTACAGTCTCATTTTGTGCAGTCTCATTCTGTGTTGTGCCTTCATTTTGTTGAACATTCTCTACATTAACGTTCGATACAGGATTAACTTGTTCCTGTACTTGTTCCTGTTGTACAGGTTGCTGCGTAACATTTTCTTGTTGTGAAGTCTCTATATTTCCTTTGTTGCTTTCTACTTGCCCACCAAAATGTTTATCTATAAAATCTTCATATGTATCACGTTTAATTTCACCAGTATTAACATCTATATATTCTAACTTTCCATCCTCATTCGAAATAACAAATATCTGCCCTTTTGGCGTGTCAACCAATGAAGATTTTGTTAATTTATCAACATTGGGAATAGTTGTTTCTTCAGATTCAACACCACTCCCTGTATCAGCAACTTCTTTAGTATTGTCCTCCCCTATAATAGACTCTATTAAACTTTTCCCTTCTTGTTGCTCTTTTTGTGATTGCTCCTGTTGCGATTGTACATTTTGTTGTACTTGTTCTGAAACAACATTTTCAGTATTTGCTTCAGCATTTTCTGGTTGCGATTGTAACTCATTTGCAGCCTGCAATTGTTCATTAGGCAATTCTTGAGTTTGTTCCTGAGTCCCCTGTACCTTATTTTGGCCTTGTTGCTGAACAATAGCTTTGTTAGCTTTCTTATCTTTAGCTTTCTTATCTTTAGCTTTATTAGATTTCTTATTTTTCTCTGCAGCAATTTTTTCCTCATGCTCGTCTATCGTATTATCTAAAACACTTCTAAATTCTTCTACTGGTAAAAAGAAAGAATCAGAAATATCATCATCTTTTACTTCTACCTCATTCCCAGCTGCATCTATTCCTTTTACCGTCCCACCATCTTTTTCTTTTACAAATATAGCACTACCATCTTTCGTTTGAGCTACTTCAACTTTACCATCTTTGACAACTTTATTCTCAATATTATCTTTTAAATTACCATAATTTATCTTTCTCTGTATTGTAGAGACAGCATAATTAACTATCTTTTTTGCATTATCCTTACTTATTTGATCTGGAATAACATCTATTATCCTATCTAAATCTTCTTTACTTTCAGCATTATCAACAATATCTATTATTTTATTTTTTGTTTCCTCATCCAAATCTGACCTGAGAAAATCATTTTTTGCTTTTCTATAAGTAAGATAACTTATTCCATTTCCAGTTTGATAGGCAATATTTGTAGGTGCACCTAACAATATTGTAGACATAGATGTTCCTAAAAGCAATTCTTTTTGATTATCCAAGAACGCTTTTATTGGATCATCACTACTTACAGTAGCATCATATACTTTGTTAAGTTCTTCTTCTATAACTTCGCCGGGAATACTACTTATACCTAATGCTCTATTAAATTCTTTACCTGCTTTCGGTAATTTAGGTAATTTGCTTAATAATTTACTATATGTTTCTCCAATTTTAAAAGGCAGTTTTGAAAATTGATTGCTGAAAAAACCTGTTACCGGTTCTCCAGCAAGTTCAAAAAGGTTGTTTCCATAATTACTTATAAAGGATTGTTTTGCTGCCTCACCAATATTCGATACTGGTACTATTTCTCCATTTCCTTTTTCCTCAAATTTAATAGAATTTTCAGTAATATCTTTATATGTAGTTGGTTGTGCTGCTGTTTGAACCGCCGTTGCAGGAACTTCAGCCAGCGTACTTACTGCTATTCTTTTTGCTTTCTGTCCTAAAGTTTCAACAGGCAATTTCGTTGCTTCACTGCCTGCAACATCTTTTACCCATTTCTCAACTGCATCACCTATCCCTTTCTCAACTACATTTGTTGCTTC